TCGGCAACTCGGTCGGCACGCCCGGCACGACCCCGGCCACCTCGCTCGTTCTGTTGCAGGCGCAGCAGAAGCTGAATGAGAACGCCGCTGTCATGTCGCCGCGCTACGCGACGGTCAATCCGGCCGCTAACGCGTCGCTGATCGAAGGCATGAAAGGTCTGTTCAACCCTGTTTCGGCTATTTCGAAGCAGTTCAAAAACGGCATCTTCGGTGAAGGCATTCTCGGCTACGACGAACTGAATATGTCGCAGTCGATTAAGCAGTTCACGACGGGCTCGCGCACGGGCACGGTCACGGTCAGTTCGTCGGTCACGACCGAAGGCTCGACCAGCATCGTTCTGACGGGCCTTGGCTCCACGACGATCAAGGCCGGTGACGTGTTCACCATCGCCAACGTCTACGCCGTCAACCCGCAGACCCGTGAGTCGACTGGCTCGCTGTTCCAGTTTGTTGCTCTGGCTGACGTTACGGCGTCCACCACCGCGACGGTCACTGTCCCGGCGATGTATTCGGCCACGCAGGCTCTGGCCACGGTCGACGCTCTGCCGGTCGCTTCTGCGACTGTCACGTTCCTCGGCGCTGCCTCGACGCAGTATCCGCAGAACCTGATCTACCACAAGGACGCTATCGCGTTCGCCACGGCCGACCTTCTGCTCCCGCAGGGCGTCGACATGGCTTCGCGCCAGGTTCACAACGGTATCTCGCTCCGCGTTGTCCGTCAGTATGACATTAACAACGACCGACTGCCCTGCCGTATTGACGTTCTGTATGGCTACAGCGTCATTCGTCCGCAGATGGCGGTTCGCCTTTGGGGCTAATAGAGGGGGCTTCGGCCCCTTCTTCCTCTCTAATTTAGGAGCAACGTAATATGCCTACCAATAACCCCCCGACTCAGAGCGCGGCCTATCCGCTTGCCTCGTTTGGCCCTAACCCGACCCTTTCCACGGGCACGGGCGGCTACCAGTACACGGCTGGCGACATCAACGAAGCCGTTATGGGCGTGCAGATCGCTCCGATTGCCAAGACTGCGGCGGCTACGCTGACTTCGCAGGAATTGGTGCAGGGTATCCTGACGACCAGCCTGTCCGGCGCGGTCGACATTACGCTTCCGATTGTTGTCACGGCCAATAATGTTACCGGCCTCAACGACATTGTGCCCAGCGCCAAGATTAATAGCTCGTTTGATTGGAACGTCATCAACCTGACGGCTTCCACTCATGCGGCGACTGTCGTTGTCGGCACGGGCTGGACGATTGTTGGCTCGGCGGCGGTTTCGGCGGCTACTTCGGCCGCTTTCCGCGCGCGCAAGACCAGCGACACGACTTGGACTCTTTACCGCATCGCGTAACCATAGGAGAAGGCAATGCCTAACACTAAACCTGTCGGTGTTGCCTTCTCTGATCCCGAACTCGTGGCTGGCACAACCATCACGGGCGCGACGATCAGTGGAGGCTCCATTTCCGGCGCTACTTCAGTTACCGCAGGCGACATCACGACGACCGGCGGTCTTTATCTGAAATCGGCTACTGTTGCGGCTGCGGGTTCTACGCAGGCCAACGCGGCGGCTGTTTCGGACGGCTTCACGCTCGTATCCGGCGCGGACGGCACCAAGGGCGTCGTTCTTCCGGCGGCGGTTGCGGGTCGCACGGTCATCCTGAAGAACAATGCCGCCGCAGTCTTGAAAGTTTGGCCGGCGTCGGGCGATGGCATTAACGCCATCACCGTCGACTCAAACTTTACGATGACTAATCTTACGGCTTGTATGTATGTCGCGTATGATTCGACCACTTGGTATTCTATCCCGCTGGTCGCGTCCTAATCTAATCCTACGGGCGGGCTACGGCCCGCCTGGCCCTTACCATAGGTGTAAAATGGCCCTCATTTATTTGCGTCATGACGTGCATGGCGTTAAGATCGCTACGCTGGAATTAGAAGCGGAAGCCGACATAGAGAACGGCTGGGAAAGGTTCGATCCTGATGACGACGGCGGGCGAGCAGATCAACGGAGCCTTGAGGCTTCTGGGGGTTCTGGCAGAAGGCGAAACGCCCTCAGCGGAAACGTCTCAAGACGCGTTGACCGCGCTGAATCAAATGATCGACTCGTGGAACACGGAGCGTCTAGCGGTCTTTTCAACTCAGGATCAGGTTTTCCTGTGGCCGCCAAGTCAGCTTAATCGGTCGCTTGGCCCGACCGGCGACTTTGTCGGCAATCGACCCATTCTGCTAGACGACGCGACTTATTTCCGCGACCCGCAGACCAATGTGTCTTACGGTATCAAGCTGATTAACCAACAGCAATATGATGGCATTGCGGTCAAAACGGTCACGTCGACCTACCCGCAGGTCATGTTCGTTAACAATACCTATCCGAATATTGAAATGTATATCTACCCGGTGCCGTTGCGGCTGCTGGAATGGCATTTCATTTCGGTCGAGGAACTGACGCGCCCGGCGCAGTTGGCGACGCAGCTTACGTTCCCGCCGGGCTATCTGCGGGCGTTCCGTTACAATCTGGCGTGCGAGATGGCCCCGGAGTTTGGCGTCGAGCCCTCCGCGCAGGTGCAGCGCATCGCCATGTATAGCAAGCGCAACCTGAAGCGCATCAATAACCCGGATGACATCATGGCGCTGCCTTACAGCATCGTCGGCACGCGCCAGCGCTATAATATCTACGCCGGAAACTACTAATGAAGACGCCTATCCTTGGCTCGTCTTATGTTCTGCGTAGCCCCAATGCGGCGGATAGCCGCATGGTTAATCTATACCCTGAAGTCATCCCCGAAGGCGGCAAAGAGGCCGCATGGCTTCAGCGTGCGCCAGGATTGCGCGCGCTAACACAGCTTCCGACCGGCCCCGTGCGCGGACTGTGGCAGTATGGCAATTACGGCTACGCCGTCGCCGGCAGTCGGCTATATCAGATCAATAGCGATTGGACGTATATTGATCGCGGTCAGATCTTAGGCACGGACAATTCCACGACGCAGCCCGTCAACATGGTCGACAACGGCACGCAAATGTTCATTGCGGCCGACGCCAACGGCTATATCTACAATAACACCGACATTACGCTGACCTGTAACACGACCAACACAAGCACGACTGTCACCACGGCTTTTACCGGCGCTATCTGGGTTGGTCAGCCCGTGTCAGGGTCAGGCATTCCGGCCAGCACGACGGTCGCCAGCATTACGAACGACACGACGTTCGAACTGTCTCAAGCCGCTACGGCGACGGCTTCTGGCGTTACGCTGGCCTTTACGCCGTTCTTAGAGCAGATTACCGATCCTGACTTTTACGGCGCAGTTGGCGTCGGCTTTCTCGACGGCTATTTTGTCTTTAACGAGCCCAACAGCCAGCGCTTATGGGTGACGGAATCCTATAACGGCGCGGCGATTGATTCGCTCGCGTTCGCCAGCGCGGAAGGTTCGCCGGACGATCTTGTCACGCTGATCGTCGACCACCGCGAGGTCTGGCTGTTCGGCGTCAATACTGTCGAGGTATGGTATAACGCCGGCACGCCGGATTTTCCGCTTGCGCGTATTCAGGGCGCGTTTAACGAAATTGGCTGTCTTGCCGCCTATTCAGTCGCCAAACTCGACAATGGCTTATTCTGGCTTGGCCGCGACGCACGCGGTAATGGCGTCGTTTATCGGTCTAAAGGCTATTCCGGTGAGCGCGTTTCGACGCACGCTGTTGAGTGGCAGATCCAACAATACACCGATCTTTCCGACGCTGTGGCGTATACCTATCAGCAAGACGGCCATAGCTTTTATGTGCTGAATTTCCCAACCGCCAATACGACGTGGGTTTACGACGTGGCGACGGGGCTTTGGCATGAGCGCGCCGGTTGGGAAAATAACCAGTTCACGCGTCATCGCGGCAACTGCCAAATGAACTTTAGCAACGAAATCGTCATTGGCGATTACGTTAGCGGGTTCCTTTTCGCCTATGATCCGACCGTCTACACGGAAGCCGGCACCGTTCAAAAATGGCTGCGGTCATGGCGCGCGTTGCCGACCGGCGAGAACAATCTGAAGCGCACGACGCAGCACAGCTTGCAACTTGATTGCGAAACGGGCGTCGG